ATGCAGGCGATCTCAGCCACCCATGCGTGATCCTCCTGGGAGGTCTTCGTCCCGGAGACCCAGATGCCGTTGAAATTTGGCTGGAAGCTGTCCCCTGTGGGCCAGTTCGTGTTGAGGTAGCCGGGCGTGAGCGCGGCCCGGAGCGAGTTGATGGTCGAGACGAAGGCCGCCATCGAGGAGCTCCCCAGCAGGGATGGTGCCGTGATCTTGACGGTCAACTCCGCCTTGTGAAGGCCCCCGGCAATCTGATCCACGGACCCGCAGGAGACGATGAGGTTGACCGCCTCCGGGTTCAGTTCGGCGTAGTCGCTGCCGAGGTTGATCTGGGTGCCGGTGAATGCCGAGGCGGCCAGCGCCGTCCTCATGCTTGTTTCGATAAGCAGGGGGTTCATTTCGTTGCTCGGACGGCGGTGACCTTGATTTCGTTCCCAAGAGGGGAACCGAGGAGTGAGGTGGCGCTTTCGACCGTGTAGGTGATATTCTCAGCCACCAGCAGGACGGTGGTCCCCTTCGAGGGCTTCGGAGCACGGCCAACTGGCCATCGAAGGGTGATCTCACGATCAATGTTGAACCCGCCCAGATCATTCATCTCGGTCCCAACCTGAGGGGTGCTGACATGGGCGTAGAAGGTCCGCCCAGAAATGGTGACCTGTGTGCCGAGAGCATCGGCAATGCTTGCAAGCCCCTTCGCATGGAAGGCGGCGATTGCTGATCGAGACAGGGCCATGCAGAGAGGCCCCTGTCAAAACGTGGTCGGTGGTGACCGACCCGGTTAGACTGAGAGCGAAGCGAACAGCCCCGAGCGTCAGCGAGTGGGTGAGCCGAGCGGGCGCGAGCGAATCAAAAGGTCATGACAAGCAGAAGGCCGTCCCCCACGCACGAGGGACGGCCTTGCTTGGTTTGCCTAGTGGGAGGACTTAGGCGGCGGCGACGATGAGGCCCATCGTGCCGGAAGTGACGGCCTTCGAGGCACCGAACATCACCTCGGCGGAGGCGACGATCGCGCGGGAGGCGGGATCGCTCCAGACGTTGTAGTAGATCGAGAGGCCGATCTGTTCAAGGGTCACCACGTCGCTGACGAGCATGCGATCACGGACGTGATCCATGGCAGGAGCGGCGGAGGCAATCGCAAGAGCCTCGGGGCTGCAGGCGAAACCAGCGAGGCGGGCCTGACCGCTGAACTGGCTGGCATTGAAAATGCCATTGTCGAATCCATACGAACCGGGCTGAAGCGCAAACTTCGTGGTGTCGGTCGGCATGATGCTGGCGTACTGGGTGGTGCCCAGAACGAGCCCCTTGTTGGTGCTCTTGCTTACCGAAGCCCATAGCTTCTGAACATCAGCGGCGACAAGACCAGTAGCGGTAGTCGCGGGAGCGACGACTGCCGCGCCGTAGTTAGCGACCGTGATCGGCGCGGTGACGATGGCCCAGATCCTGTCTGCGAGGGCATTCAGGTTGATCTTCACCAGCTTCTCAAGCCGGATCGCGTTCTGGATGTCCACATAGTCCAACCCAAACGGCTGGTAGATGTGGTCGAGGGCGACAGTCGCCTTGTCCAGAGTCGTGCCGCCGGTGCTGTTGAAGCTGGTCGGGTTGGTCTGGGTGGAGGCGGTTGCCGTGGCGACGGGCACCTGAACGGTGTCCTTGGGCTTCTTGACTTCGGCGGAGAAGTCGGTGCTGAAGAGGTTCAGAGCTGCAAGGCGGTTGCCAAGCACGGTCTGCGCCTGCTCAGAGATCGTGCTCGCGATGAGCGCGGAATCAATGGTGTTGGGCATGGTGGTGGGTTGGGTTGGGTTGGGTTTGCTTGGTTTCCTGTGGCGTTATTGCCTCATGAAATTAGTTGCGGCGGGCTGCGAAGATCGCGGCCTTGTGCTGCTTGAAGAGTTCGGCGGCGAGCTTCTTGTCGCCTGCCTCGACGGCGGCGGCATAAGCCTCGGCGGGGTTGAAGGGAGCGGCCTGCGCCTCGATCTCGATCTCGACATCGGAGGGGAGAAGTCCAGCGGCCCGGAGGGCGATGCGCTTGAGATCCTCGAGCTTGGCGATAGCCAGATCACGCTTCTCGACTTCAGCCTTCAGAGCGGTGAGGTTCCGATGGGAGGTCTCCAAATCGGCGCGGAGGTTGATGACTTCGGCCTTGGTGTTCTCGAAATTGAGAACAACGTCGGAGAGCTTGGAGGAGAGTTGCTCCTCGGGGAGTTCCTCAACGACCTCCTCGGCAGGTGCGGCAGGCTCTACCACTTCGGCGGCAGGAGCGGCATCCTCGGGGAGATTCTGCGTGCCTTCTGGGCCACGGACTTCCTTCGGCCCCTCTGGGTCGTGCTGTGTGCCCTTGGGGCCATCGACCTGAAGCTCGACGACGGCCTCCTCGGCCTTCTCCTCTCCGGGCTGGGACTCGGTGACTTCCACCTTGGTCTCCTCGACCTCGGCTGGAACTTCTTCTGGGGCGGTGGGTTCGCTCATAGCTTGAAAGAGTCCGGAGGGATTCGCGGCTGGCTGATCGACGAGGGCCACGGCGTAGATTTCCACCGGGCGGGCGTAGCGGTATTCGTCGATCTCCTCGGAGATGCCGGAGAACTCGATGGAAAGTCCGAATGAAGAAGGCATCATCTCGGCCATCTCCATGATGCGCTCGTATTCCTCCCCGCTTTTGATCAGGTGGAAATCTGCGCGGAGCTGATTGCCGTCGATCACTAAGTCGCGCAGGACTCCCTCGATCTCACCGAATCCGCTGCCGTGGTCGCTCTTGACCTGAAGGCCGTCGACGTAGGTCTCGGCGGCAGCCTTAACCATTTCGAGGGATGTCTGGTCGATCCAGATGCCGTGACCCTTGGCCTCGACCCCGGCTGTGATGACCGAGACGCCGCGCAGGACGCCAGCTTCACGGTCAACCCGTGAGCCAGTCGCGGCGGCGAAAAGAGTCAGCTTCTGCATATTGGAGAAATGCGGAGTGTCAAATAAGGGCGTGGGAACGCCCGCATTGGACCACGTGCCAGCGGGGCCCGAAGGGTGGCACCGCTCGCCGGGAGGCGAGTGCCATCAAACAGCCGCATCAGTCACCGGTTCTGGTGCCGGAGGTGGAACTGGCGAGCCGGGAGCAGGAGGGAATACCTCGTTCACGCTGATCTCGACCCCCTCCTCGGCGGCGATCTCGGCCACCCGCTTCTTGCGACGGACTGCGGCGCGGATGGTGTCATCGAGAACCTTGTCGTGGTCTTGCCCCCTCATGTTGTAGAATTCCTGAGGGGATATCTGGCCACGCTGCACCATGTCGCTGTAGAGGCGACCATCTCTCCCTATATCGACACTCACTTTCTGCGGCGCGATGAATCTTACCTTTCTGGCAAATCCAAATTCATTGTTTTCCGGAAGGCGTCCAGCGAGGACTTCTTGACCCACCCAGTATTTCCAAAACGGAAAGGCAAAGTTGTTGATGATGGTCTCTTGGATCAGTTTGATGGTCGCTGCCGCATCTTCCATTGCATACCTCATGGTGCTTCCACCGGCATCCTCTGGATCAAAGAGGATGGCGGCTGGCATCCCGAAGCCGTGGGCGATGTCGCGGCGCAGATACTTGAGGAACGTGTCGAGATTCGCGGAGGGGTGAGTGTTATTCACCGTCTCAATCGACTCACCCGGAAGCAGGCGGGGGACAATCGACCCCTCCATCATCTGGTCACGGGTGACGGTTCCGCTTCCTGTGGAAGTCTTCTGAAGTGAACTGCCAAGCCCGATGCTCTGCGCCTCAGGCGATTTGATGATGAAGGCGAGCGAGCTAGCCAATTTGCTGCTCATTTTTTCGTATCCCAAAATCTCGCTAATATCTTGCAAGTGTTCTGCTGCGCGGTGGAGCCACGGGCGAGAGCGCACCTGACCGATGCGGTCGATCTTCCCAACGCGCGTGAGATCATCGGCGCTTAGTTCGTTATACTCGGCGTAGTTTCCGGGGGCCTTCAGCACCCGGTAGCGGACTGGCGCGCCGAGCTTGCTGACCTTCACGCCGTCCACCCACCCGGCCTGCACGTCTCCATGAGACGAGCCGACGTTCTCGCCCGGGATGATCCGGAACATGGCTCGACCTGAGTTGCTGGTCTGCTTCTGCCAGAAGACATCGCCGGCAAGGGCCATCTGCCGAACCAAAAGAGTCTGAGCCTCGTAGAAGTTGACCGACTGTGAAACGTCACATCCAAAAGCCGCATTTCCGCAGGCGTCCTCGAATGCCTGCTCGGCGAGGCGGTTCCATGCCTCATCAGATGTAGTAGCCTGAGGAACAAGAGGGCCGACGAACTTTGCAACTGTATCGACAGCCCGTGCGGCGAGGCCGATGTTTTCGTAGAGAAAGAAGCTCTTCTTGGTCTGCTCGATCCTGGCTGAAGGGGTAAGTGCCTTGCTCGCGTCCAGCGTCGGCGTGTAAATCCACATCCGCTGCGGGGAGGCGATGCCGTCCGCAGAGGAGAAGTTGGTTTTCTTAGGGCGACCAGCTCCGGGTCGCGCACCACCACGGGTTGATAAGTTTGATTTCTTCGGCATTTCAAACGCACCCTGTCAAACAAGCCGGTGGGAACCGGCGCGTAAGATCACGCGAAGCGTGACCCGTAGGGCGGCACCGCTCGCCGGGAGGCGAGTGCCGTCCAAAATCAAACGGATTTCAAATGGCACAGCCCCTCGGAATCGAACCGAGCCAGATGGTTTTGGAGACCTTCTCGCCGCCTTGGAACATTGGACTGCTAAATTGGTTCCCGGCTGGGCTGACCATATCAAGCCGCCGAAAAAGTCGAGCGGCACCGGGATCTCTCAGGCGTCCCCGAGAAAATCAAACCGACCAGCGGAGGTTGCTGAAGTCGGGCCGGGTGCCAAGCTGGCGGGTCTGGACAGATGCGCTCGCGTCCAGAACGGCGATGCACTCCTCGATCGCATTCAGATAAACCCACTTGGGAAGGGTCACTTCTCCATTAGCAGATCCCCCCTCGGCACTCGTCCCAGTGATGGTGACATCCTCGACCGCTTGGTTGAACACCTTCGTGGCGAGATCGCGCAGATCCTCCAGAGAGGAGTTCCGCAGAAGATAGCTCTTGATGCCAGAAATCTTGGCATGGTCGGGAGTGTTCGAGGCCATGAAGGCCCCGCCATGTCAAAGGGTCAAAGGGTGGAAATCCGGGAGGGGTGGATGATTTGCGTCCACTTGATCCATGACCACCCAAGGTCATCCACAATCCGCCCGGGCTTGGAAATGATCGCGTCGAAAAGGCTCTCGGTCTCTGTCACTCTGGCGGCGCGGCGGGCGTGTTCTCGACCACGGGCTGACCAGAGGATCAACTCGTGGCCTTCTTCCTTTCTCACCCGGAGCCAAGCAATCAAGGACTCATTGACCGAGGACCCATGGATCAAGGTGCCATCCACATCGACTGCGATGGTCTTCCGGAGCGGGTAGTTCACAGCTTCTCCTTCAAGATCGCCCAGGCGACGCAGTGCAACTTGGTGCAGTCTCCGTAGTGGTCGTTCTCGACGTTCTTGAACTGGAAGGGGGTGACCCGGTTGTTCCTGTTCTCCACGAGCACTTGGCCGCTGTGTCCCGAGAGAAATTCCCTCGAGGCATCCGCCGGGAAGTGGAGGAGCGGCGGCAGCTTCTTCTGGATCCTTTCGACATACAGATGCATCTTCCACACGAAATCTGAATACGCGTAGAGCATGGTGCCGAGTCCTGGCAGCGGACTGGCTGAGAAGTGCTTGAAGGTGGCGGCTCCTCCTTTGCTCGGGTAGAAGAGGCCAGACGATCTGGCACAGACGGCATACACTCTCTCGGTGAAGAAACCTGAGTCGATCAGTCCGGCCATGGGGCGGACGATGGTCTCGCCGTCGGGCATGAGGTAGGCGCGGGCATTCAGGAAATCCTCCCTGACCAGGTCGTCCACGTCCTCGACCTCTCCCCAGTCGATGACCCAGCTCTCGCCGGACATGATCCGCGCCTCGACGGTCCAGTGGGTGCGCTTCCCGCCGGGATCGGCGCAGAGGGTGAGCATGGGCTGCTGGCCGTCGATGACCGCCGCCTCGGGGATCTCCCGCTGCCGGTATGCTCCGCGCAGATCCATGAGGCTCTCGTCCTTGATGGTGGTCGCCCGATCCTCCCAGGGCATGCCGAGGTAGGTGTTGTGGAAATCATGGAGGCCGCCGGGGGTTCCTTTCTTCTGCAAGAAGAGCTTGGCCAGTTCCCCCCATGTGGACTGGGGGGAATACATGGCATTCAGGTGGCATGAGATATGGTCGCGGGGGGCTGCCGTGTTCCCAATGATCCACCGGCCCCCGGCCACCAAGGCCCTCTGCATTTCCTGTGGCCATAGATCCCCGCACTCTTCGCACTGGTAGCACGCTGAATCGGCCACGCCGTCCAGATCCCAAGCACCATCCGAACCGCGAAGCGAATCGGACCAGCGGACGTTCTCAAACTGGAGGTGCTGGAGATGGCCGCACTCAGGACAGGCGACATGGTAGCGGTGCTGGCTACCGGCCATGAACTGGGAGTAGATGGCACCAGTCGCGACGGTGGGAGTCGAGACCAGGACGCGCTTGCAGATGCTCCGGTAGAAGTTGGTGCGGGCCATGGCAAGCTCGAGCGAAGGGGCCTCGGTCGCGGAGGCATCTGGCCATTTGTCCACCTCGTCGCAAAAGAGGTATCGGGTGGGACGGGAGGCGAGGTTGGCCTCGCTGTTCGACCCGACCAACTTGACGGTGCAGGACTTGAACTGCATCTCGGTTTTTTTGAACAGATCGGGATCGTCAGGCATGACTGTCTTAATCGCCGCGCAGGAGCGCAGCCGGGGGATCAGTTCACGCTCGCTCCATGACTTGGCATTTTCAGCGGTCGATGTGACATAGAGGATCGGACCGGGATCTTCGGCGACGGCATACTGTATGAGATTTGCCAGCAGGGTGGTCCCTCCGATCTGGGCACTCTTCACAAAGGTGATCTGGCGGACGCTTCGGTCGCCGAACCAGAGATGAAGCTGCCGGAGATATGGGGTGAAGTCGCAGGAGAATCTGCCGGGGCGCGGTGAGAAGCGCGGATCAATGACGATCTCCCGCTCGGCCCATGTCAGCGGATCGGGGCGCTCCTTCGGCTCCCACATGGAAGCCAGATCGGCCTCAAGCTTCTTCAGTGCCGGTGACATCGGGTAGGTTCTTGGTATTCCAAGGGGCTGAGGACGAGGCCGTGGAAAGTTCGCGCAGGATCGCAACCACTTCCTCCCGGACAATCCCGGCAACATCGGCCTGAGACTCGATCCGTGCCGCCAGCACGTCGGGAAGGTTCTCCATCAGGCCCTTCGCCATGGCCATGTTCCCAAGGATGAACTCCGAGACTTTCGAGACCTCGACCAGCCGACCGGCAGCGGTGGAAAGTTTCAGGTTGTTCTCCGAGACAAGGGTCCAGAGCTTGTGCGCCTCGATGCTGGCCTTCAGTAAAGTCGGCAGGGAGTTCATGTCGCCACGCCCCTCGGCCTGATCACAGAGAAGTGAGAGCCTCGCATGACGGACAGCGGCGGCCTGCTCGGTCTCCTCCGGAGTCATCGGCTTGGCATTTGCCTCGGGTCGCGCAAAGGAAAAGGTCGAATCCTGGGCACGAGATCGCAGGAAATCGCGCCAGCGGGGATCGTCAGAGTTGCGCCAGTTCCTGACGGCGCGGACGGAGACGGAGTGGACCTTGGCGCACTCCTCGATGAGGGCTGATTCGTGTCGGGATTTCCGCATGACTTCCTCGGAATGTCAAAGGAAGGGAACGGAATGGGTTGGGAACGGAAGGAAATGGATCGCTTCCCTAATGTGTGGCCCTAATACGCTCGGAAATATCTCGAACGGCCACTCCGAGGATTTCTGGGGACGGGAAAAAGATTCCTTCCGGAGGGGGTGGGCGAGGACGTTCCGACGCTTGACGCCGTTCCCCCCCAGTTTCTACTCGAGCGACCGAGAGAAAAACTAACTGGGAGATCAAAAGACAATCGATACATTCTAGATAATATGAATAAGAGGTTAATGGTAAGTGTCTTGATCGGGTCGAATGTGGTGCGGAGAGACAATCGCAAAGCCGCCACTCACAGTCGGTAAAACACGCCGAACCATAAAAACCCATTCCCTCTTTCCCGAATTCATTGGCCACTACCGACACTCACAGTCGGTTTCTTTGGAAATCCAAGGGCGCGGGACGGACGGTGGGATTGAGGCTGAGCGGCCTGCTCCATCTCACGGATCGCATCCATCTTCCCCATCATATAAGCGGCGAGAAGTAGCTTGGAATCTGGCGATTTAGTGGAGGAGCATCCGGCGGTAACTATGGCCATAAAAAGGAAAACCCTGCGCATGGCCGGTGAGCCTTGCACAGGGTGGAATGTTCCGCCAGCTGCTTTAGCTTACACGCCAGCGGCGATTGTCCTTCCCCCCCACGCGCTCTAGCTTCACCGTCCCCAGCTCCTCACCGAAGCGGAAGACCCGCCCGTTATAGCGAGCGAAGAGGCGCGACATCTTGCACCTGCTAGATTGATAAAGATCGAACTCCTTAGTCTCCCGGTCCACCTTCCCCTTGATCTGCTCATCGAAGAGGCCACGGTTCCGGCAGATCCAGATCACCTCGTCGAATGTCACGCCCTCACGGGTGCGGAGTTCAAGGCCATCCTGGAATATCCCCTCGGCCATGGCCTGCACCAGATCGCGCATGTCTGCCGCGTCTGGATCTCCGAAGTCCTCGCTCTCGGGCTTTCGTAGCGGATCGCCGAAGCCCGCATTCTCCACGATCCCCCCGATGACCCGACTCCAGTCCTCGAAGCCAACGAGCCGCGACGAGCAGGCAGGACGCCCGGCCTTGTCCCATGCCACGATGAGCGACCAGAGAGCCGAGAGAATGGCGAATCTCACCTCCGGCCTCGCCAGATACTCAGCCCCCATCGGACGCTCGATCTTGCGGGCCTGCGGGTCTGCCTCCTTTTGGAAGAGATCGATGAAGATCGACCGCCGCGCGATGTCAGAGGAGACCTCCGCCTGGTTCGAGGTGAACATCAGCATGGTCTGCTTGGCCACCTCATACTTGGCCGACGATCCGAGCCGACGCACCGAGACCACCGAGGAAGTGGCAAATTGCTCCAGATAGGCGCTGTCCAGCTTGTCCTTCACATTGTCGAAGATCACCGAGTCCGATCCCGCCAGCACCTCCGAGTCCAGCACCTTCTGCAGTTCCTCCCGTTCCTCCGGGAGGGCTCGCATCGCTGCGAAGCCGCGCACCGGGATCTCCACCACCATGGCGAGGAGAGACTTCCCCGCCGCAGGGCCATTGGCATTCCAGATGGTGAGCGGCACCTGAGCCTGCTCAGGAAGCAGCGAGACGGCGAATCGCGTCATCATCGCCGCAATCTGGCAGGAGAGGGAACGCCCCCCATCATCGGCGAAGGGGAACTCGTGGAGGAGATCCGTCAGGTAATCGACGGCAGCCGACTTGGGCATCAGGTCGTATGTCATTTGGACTCCTTTAGCTTCTTGATCTCGTTACGTAGTTCGTATGATTCGTTATAGCCGCCTTTTCGGAATCCTTCGATGATCCCTGCGTAATGGTGCAGTTGTTGAACTATCGCCTCGGCTTTCTCGGATCGCTCTTTCCAATGAGAGGCCATCATGTCGCCACGCCTTGCGGCATCCATGACCATTTCTTTAGATCTCTCAAGTTCATCACGGAGCCTTGCGACCTCGTTGTTGGTGTCTGGTTGGTTCATTTGTGCGTGTTTGGTTTTGGTTTCTGTTCCTTCTTCTTCCAGTTGATCGCCGCAAAGTTGCGCCGATACTCATTGGAGAAATTATTCCTGGGCGCATCGCCCTTGCCGTTCTCGGCAGTCTTTCGGTTTTCATCCTTCATAATTCAGCCTTCAGCCTTTCGGCCTACGCCTCCTTGACTAGGATCTTGGTCTCGGCGTCATAGCCCGCCGACTGGAGAGTCAGTTCACCGGCACGGATGATCGGAACGGGGATACGCGAGATCCGGCGCAGAGGACGTTGCAGGGTGAGGAACTGGTGAGAGGTCAGGCACGCCTCCGCCTGCATCTTGTTCATGGAGTCGGGCCGGGCCTCATAGGCATCGGAGCCGTCCTCCTTCTTCCATGGCATCTTGACCAGCTTCACCGTGCGGAGATTCTTCTCAGCATAGGTGCGGAAGCAGGCCGGGGTCAGCGGCTGCATCCTGTCAGTCTTCGGCTCCAGCACCACGGGGAGACCGTCTTGGAGAAAGACCCCGTTCCGGCTCATCACCTCGCCGATGTCATTGGCGAAGTCCGATAGGATCCTCCCCACCCGGGGAAGCTCGATGTGCGGCAGACCCGGGTCAGTGCCTGGGGTGGGAGAGGGTTCATTGTTTTCAGTCATGTGCGTGTGTTCGTTGAGTCAGTCAAATCTTGGTTTTTTTTCAGCCTTCAGCCTTCAGTCTTCAGACCTGCTGCCACCCCTATCGGTGGTGCAGATCGGCCAGAGCCCCCGCATCCCGTCGTAGCTCCGAGGCCATCGGTGAGAATTTCGCATTGCAGGGAGCGTAAAATTCCAGCCTCTCCGCGCAGGAGAGCATGAGGTCGGCATCCTCACCCCACGCCGCAGCGCGAGCCGCCTCCACCGCATCCCGCAGCGCATCGCGGAGCGGAGGCCGGTCGATGATCCTCTCACCGAATGGAGGCCACGGATTCACATAGAGCAGCTTCTGGAGCGCACCCTTCTCCGAGCGGTATTGCTGGGGGAGACGGGTCAGGCGCACCGCAGTAAGAGCCTTCGGATCAGCCCCGATCCGGGCGAGTGTCGCCTTCTGAGCGCGAGCCCAGGCATCCCACTCCGCCTTCGATGTCGGGCCGGAGAGAGCCGACATCCCCGAGCCACTGCCCGGCACACGGATCAGCGCATGGACAGACCGGCCACCGCTGGAATAGATCGCACTGACAGGCAGTGTCGTCTTGGCCAGAGCCCCCAGCCAGATGCGGGGATCCGCCTCATCGGATTCCAGCAGGGCGAACTTCCAGCGCGTCACCGACTCCTCAGAGCGGCGTGATGGCTTCCCCGTGCGAGGGTTCGGGTATTCACGGCCATCGACCGGATTGGCCAGATACCACATCCCCCGGGAGCCACAGGCCGGGATCGGCTCATCTGGCCACAGAGCCTGACCTTGGGAACGGTCATCTGAGAAGATCAGCACCTTCTCCCCCGCATAGAGGAGAGAGAGGAACCCTGCCGAGTCCAGCAGAGATGGATCGGCATAGGAACGTGAGGCGAACCAATCGAGCCTAGGGCGAAACTCCCCAGCGAGAGCCGCCAGGGCCGCAGGGTCGAACTCCACCGGATCAGGCTTCGGCAGCGGCTTGTAGTCTTCAGCATTCAGCCTCCTTCCTTCAGCCTTTCCTTGCAGCAGATAGCCCGAGCCCTTCGAGGAGTGAGAGTTGGCGGCTGATCGCAGCTTATAGGCCAGCTCCCGCTCAGACCACGGGGGGGCGCAGCGGGCATTGTATTCCTGCATCAGGGCCATTGCCTCCGACTCACCCAGGGCGAACCCATGGACCAGAGCGCAGGCCACCGCGAAGGTCGCATCATGGCCCCCTGAGCCAGCGACCGCCGCATCCATGCGCGAGATATAACGGGAAGCCCGTTCTTGGATCGTCACGCTCATGCGTGGGAGGCTGTTAGCGGTTTAGACTGAAGGCTGTTAGGTTGCAGAAACTCATCCGCTGCCCGATACGCGTTAAGAAGAGCTACAACCTCCTTACCAGTTGGCTCATCCCCGAACATCCTGTGCAGTAGGGCGGAACAAAGGTTCGATAGAAGCTCGCGCAGTTCGCCAGCCATGAATCGCTGCCTCTCTACCTCGGCCTTGGATGCGGCAAGCTCTCGCTGCAATTTGTCAGCGTGCTCCCAGATGGTTCCAGCGGGGTCTTGCCCCTCTGCTATGTGAGCGTTTTTCAGGTCGATGTATTTCTCCTTCCAAGTTCTCCACTCGGCAGCCTTGGTTGCTAATTCAATTAACTCCTTGTGAGTTCGACGACCATCGTCGCCCAGTGCGGCTCGGATCTCTTTGACCTCGGCCTGTGCTTTCTCGCATCGCTCAAGCAAATCTAAAAACGCTTTATGGCGAGACTCTGGAAGCGTTTGCAGCCTCTCGACCTCGGCCTGTGATGCGGCGAGTTCCTGACGAGCCTCACAAAGGACATCCTGATAAAACCTCCCCTCTGGTGCGCCATAGCTTCCGCAGGTGTAGTAGATCACTTTTCCGTCGCCTTCCTTAAACGGCATTCGGTTTCCGTTGCATCTGGGGCAGGCATCCGTTCGTGGCGTCTCTGATTCATTTCCTGAGTTCCTGAGTTCCTTATTATTCATAGTTCACAGATCCAGATTGGAAGGGGTAGACCGCAGGCCGGGCACCTCGAGGGCATCGACTTTGACCCAGATCCCGACACCTCCGGACGAGTCGGCAGGGACCACGCAGACCTCGCTCGTCTTCGCATGGATCTGGACCACCTTCATCAGGCGGCCCGACGACTTCAGGCGCACCAGCTCAGAAATTTTCAAGTTCATCATCCTCCTCCTCATTGATGTGTTGGGCCTTGCGGCGGCGGACCGAGCCGAACGAGAAAGTCGAGACACGCTCCATCCCGCGACTTGCGAAGAAGGCATCACACTTCCGTTTGATTTCAGCCTGGGGGATCCTCCCGCACAGACCGGCCTCATCTCCCGACTTGGAGAGACGCATCAGCTTCCCGTTCATCGTGGCCCAGCCGTCTGCATTCATCGGCGCTTCCTCCGGGACTTCGGTGCATCGAGGGCCATCGACGGGGCGAATCGATCCAGTTCGATCTGCATCTTTCTGAGCGCCTTCCCGAACTCAGCCAGCTCCTCCTGGTTGGAGAAGGAAGACTTGTCCAGCACATCGGAGGCAGCCGCCCGGATCCGACGGCACTCCGCCTTCAGAGCTTGGATCTCATCGCAGAGATCGATAACGCCGGAGTCCATTATTTGGCCTCCTCACGCTGATGCATGAAAATCCCATCGGCGACCCAGCTTCCTAACTCTAAAGCGAGAAAAGCAACTTGCTCACGGGTAAGGTGCATTTCATCCTTTCCACACCCGATCCAAAGCGCAGACATACCCGGAGGATAGCCTTCACAGAGCGAAGACATCTGGATCTTGCACTTCTTCCCATGGGAATCTTGAAAGGAAATACCTGGGAACCCACCGGCCTTGGCCGCATACGGAACACCAAGCTTCGGCTCCTTATTGGGAACAAACGTAACGTCATCGCAACCTAAGTCATCAAAGTTGGAAATCACTTCGCACCTCCTTCCGTGGAGAGAAGATAGTCGTAGAACTCGACCATGGGGCGCAGCAGTTCACAGGCTTTCTTGCGCTCAACTGTGCCCCACTTTTCGACTTCGGCCTTGCGCCGCCACATATCGAATTCCTGCCGAATCCCTTCGATTGAAATGATTGCGCTTCCTTTGCCCAACCCGATGTTCAGGTTTGGTTTTTCCTCAGGCCATTTCACCCCGAGGTTAAACTCGAACTGGACAACCTTGTCGGCAACGACCTGAAGCGCCTGTTCAAAATCTAACTCAAGTTGATTCTGTGCAATTTCGATGCACCTATCTTTCACATAATTGAATAGCTTGGTTCCAAGATGCCTTGCGGCATTTGCGCTTTCTAGTATCTCCCAAGCTCTTTCAATTTTGATGTCTCTTGAATCAATCTCACTGATGATCCCGAGAATAAATGCGTTTTTTGTTTCTGTTAGTTGCATGTGTTTTTCAATCTGTTGATGGCTTGTTTTTTTGCTGAGGTGAATGGGTCAGTAGCTAGTTCCTTGAAAATCTTTCTGGTTTTTGGGGCTTTCCTGAACTTTGTGACAACCCCGTTGCACAAGTCCGTAAATGCGAGGACGTAATGACTAAAAAGGGATCTGGTGACGCCTAACTCCCTTGCGAATTGTGCCTGAGACTTCTTTTCACCGACCTGATCCAGCCCCCATGAGCAAGCGAGAGCCGGGAGCATCACCCTCAGGTTGTCGCATCGAAGCAAGAACCCAATCACACGCCCAAACGCCTCCCTGTGCTCCCCAGCCAGTTTTTTCTTTTCTTCTGAATGCCATGCAAGAACGCGCAAAGCTTGCTTCGGAGTAATGCCAAGCAAATCGGCGAGAATATCCTCTTCTTTGTCAATCTCAGCAGCGTAGTCGGGCGTATGACTGCCTTCGGTCTCTATTACGTCCCCGTTTTTCGTTCCATAAACGGAAGAGATGTCTCTGATAAATGCGGACTGAGCCGCCCTTGGTGAAGCAGAGATCATGGCTTTTTCAGGGCCTCCAGCTTCTTGAGTTGAGCGACCGCCGTCCTCGACGCCTCCAAGCACCAAGAGATCTCATCCGGGGCGCAGATACCCGCAGCCACCGCCACATCCCCCTTCAGCAGATCCGAGGCCCCCAGCAGAGACTCCTGACAGCAGTCACAGAGCTTCCACGGGTAGCTCTCCGAGCCGGTGGACTCATCGGTGACCGGCAGACCGGCCACCCACTTCGCCGGGGCCGTGCAGAGGGGCATCGTGCAGATGCCGAGCGAGTTGAGGTCATTCATGACTTGGGCAGGATGAAGAGGGCCAGCAGCAGCAGGATTGCCAGGGCGAGGGCACAGGTCGTGTCGGCGCTCATAGGTTTTCCTCCTGTGGGTAGACTCGCTTGAGCCGCTTGAGCGCATATTCCGTGACCTTCCAGCCGAGCTTCTCAGCGTCGGTCATCGGATATGCAATGCTGCGCTCCGGACGTCGGATGCCGCCGACGTTGTGGACGAAGGATAGGATCCTGACGGCCTCTTGGGATGCGAGGGCGTTGCTCATTTGCCATCCTCCTTCAGAAGGCGCAGGTATTCCCTCCAGAGCCGCTCGGTGACCGCCTTCTCGTAGCCAGTCACCCGCTTATACCATGCCCAGATCCGACCCAGCAGAGAGGTCGGCTTCTTCTGGAACGAGCGGACGTATTCCAGCGCCGCATCAAGTGTCGGATCGCTCATCGGGAACCTCCCATGAAACGGGCAATCAGCCCGGCCAGAACCTCAGAAAACTCCCGACGGCCCACAAAGAGGACCCCCGCCAACGCCGCAAAAAGGAGGGCGATCATTTTGCCCCCTCCCCCAAAAAGTTTGGGACAACCTTGGGACAAACAGCCGCTAGAGGCTGATAAAGACTGACCCCGCTGGGAATCGAACCCAGATCTAGAGTCTGTGGGTTTGTTTCTACGTTTTTCATTTTCTCTCTGTAGGATTTTATTTTTTGTTGTTTTTTTTACTCTGTCTTGGGACACGTGGGACACAAACATGGCCAAGATTTACTACCGAAATTCCTCCCCGATGATATGGATTCAGCGCAAGGTCGCGGGACGATGGGTTCGCGAGCGCACGGAGTGGCGTGTCGGTGATCGTGCTGGGGAGAGGAAGGCCCTCGCCCTGTGCGCCCGGCTCTCCCTCGAGGAGATGAGTGCAGGGAAGCGGGAACTCTCCGGAGACTTCGCCAACTGGGTTGAGCCGTGGCTGGTTGAAAAATACGGCAGCAGCACCACGACCACGCTCTCCGTCTACCAGCGCCAGTGGCGGCACCTGAGCAAGTGGATGCAGGCCAAAGGCCACAGACACCCACTCGACATCACGAGGGCTTCCCTCTCCGACTACCGTGCCTGGCGCGATCCCGACTCTCAGGCCCGCAACCTCGGCGCGAGAATCAACACCGTCATCGGCGAGATCCGGACGCTCGGCGTGATCCTGAAGGAGGCCAAGGCCCGTGGCCACTGCCGCGAGATCGTCACCGACAAGCTGGGCTGGAAGTCCGAAGCCCGCAGGGAATACGAACCTTGGACTGACGAGGAATTTGCGAAGGCCCTGAGCGCGAGTGAGAAGCTGAAGGGAGATCGGGAGTGGATTCGCGTCGCACTCATCCTCGGAGCCTACCAGGCTGCCCGAGGGCGACAGGTGCAGGTGCCCCTCTCCGCCATCGACTTTGAGGCAGGGATGATTTACTGGCCCAAGGAGGTCATGAAGGGGAAGCGTGCCGACTGGGTGCAGCCCCTTGATCCCCGGGCGGCGATCCTGCTGAAGCCTATTGTCGAGGCTCGCAGGAAGGCCGGCAAGGCCACCCTCGCAGACGTGGCCCTGTTGAACTCCATAAAGATGCGCCGATGGCTGGACGGACTCGGGATTCACAAGGTCCACCACGGCCTCCGGGCGACGTGGATCACCAAGGCCGCACTTGCTGGAGTCCCTCAAGCTGTGGCTATGGCTTTTGTTCATCATAGTGGTCCAGCGGTGCATCGCTTGTATCAGCGGGTCAGGCCATCGCAGTCTGCCGAGTTTTTGCAGAAGATTTCTTTCGGGAAATGATCGGCGCTGGCGCGTAGGCGTCGGCCACGCGGAAGTCAGGGTTTTCAGCCATCCATTCGAGGGCTGACTTGAGCGTCGTGCGACCGCATGGCGTCGAGAATCCAGCCCTGCACATTGCGCTGACATAGCCCTTCGAGCGGCCTAAACGCTCGGCCAACTGAGTTTTATTGAGGAGTTCCGTGTTGTTCATTGGTCGTATGGTTTAGCTTTGTATAGGCATCATGCTTATTGCGTCAACAAGATTTATGAAAAAAGGTTAAAAAAATTGATAGGACGAGAAAACAGGGTGAACTTAAGGAATGGCCAGGCCCACCAACCCCGAAGCGTCATCCTACACCGTGCGTATTCCGCGCGAGTTGGTTCCGTTTATTCACGCACGGTCGCAGGAGCTTGGCCTCTCTCAAGCCGTCTACGTCCAGAGCCTTATCAATTCCGACCGGGTCAACCGGCGCAAGCCCGCCTTGATCTACCCGACCGACTACAGCGGTCCAGCTCTGGAGTTGCGGGTTGCGGAGACTCCCCCACCCCATTTGCGTTCGGGGAAATAAAGGGTAGAGTGCCCCATCATGGCGTGGTCGTTTGTAGTTTAATGACTACGCAAGACAATACAATTTTCAAAGGAGGGCTGGACGGGCAGATTGCTGGGGATGATTCAGAAGAACGTGGTCAAGACGCTCAGGGTGCCGCAGGCACTGATTGATCGCGTCCGGAAGTTGGCCGCCAGGAGTGGCATCGAGGAAGCGGACCTCTTTCGACTCGCCATTGTGGCTGGATTGGACCGGATGGAGACCGGAGAGTTTAATCCCTTCCTCCCCCCACCCTGCAAGCCAAAGAAATAGCCTTGTAGGACCGAATGGCGAGGACTAGGTGTTCTCGTCATGAATACACTCTTTCTGGCTGCATCCGATGGGGCACTGGCGGCCTTTGGGATTTTCGGGATCTTGGCCTCGGTGGTCATTGGGTTGCTCTATGCGCTCTTCCCCCTGATCGTCATGTGGCAGTTGGGAGGGGTGAAGCAGCGGATCGACCGGCAGCGGAGCGAGGAGCTGAAGGCCATCAAGGGTGCCACCGAGGAGATCCGGACTCAGAATGCCCTGACCCGCCAGTTGCTCAGGGCCTACGGCCACGATCCGGAGGTCTAGAACTCGATCCTTCGCCACCGATCCCTCCACAGGAGGTCGCTCATCCGGTTGGCGAGGGCGATGATTCGCACCTCTGGCTCGGCTGGCAGGAGCAGATGGAGTGCCTCATGGCAGACCGTGTCGAGCCTTTCCCTGCTGTTGTTCTTGGTCGGGTCGATCTCGATCAGGTCGGGCGCGATGGCCTGACCGAGGGCCTTCTCCTTGCCAAGTTTCCGGTCGCGGATTTTTAGCGTCCGGGGAAGCTTCATTTCAGACGTTCCTCGATCTTGTCCAGGAGCATGCTGTGGAAATCTGCCAATGCCTCGAGCATGTCTTCGTGGTTGTCGGTGGAGAAGCGGAGCCGGAAGGGCAACTCGATGCCGTCGATGGCAACATCGAGGCAGAGGCACCAGCGGATCTTCCCCTCGGGGAGTTGCTCGCTCTCAGTGACGACGCTCATTTGGTAGAGGCTAAAACGGCAGACGCCAGCCGTGGTCTTCACCCTCGCTGGGGCCTGTGAAGAGCCAGACTTGGGAGGCAGGCTTCTTCCCCTCGCGGATCTCTGCGGCGACAAGGCCCATGCCCCACCCCATGGTGGCCCGTCGGCAGGAGGCGTAGGTCATTTCCCTCTTCCGAGTCAGGGTGCCGACGCAGTAGCCGTGGGAAGCCTTCATCGTGCGCCCGGGGGCTTGCATGGCGCGGTGGGTGTGGGCAAAAACCACCTTGCCGCCGTAAGCCTCGGCCATGTCACGGGCTGCCATCTCATTGTAAAACGTGCCGTGGGTGAAGAGGACATCGCCAATCATCAACTTCTGATAGATGCCATCGTAGGGGATGACGCGGGTTCCCATCTTCCGACACTCCTCCTCGATGTGGTAGAGGGCGCGTGATGCTGCATACGCAATCACGGCGTTCGGCGAATTGGAGAGGGAAGCGAGACGAGCTTCGTGATTTCCCAGAAGGAATGAGTCTGCCTTTAGCTCACGCAGGAACATCAGGCCGCCGTCGATGTCCGGGGCGACTGGTTCGGCTGAGTCGGCGTCGATGCCACGCGCCCCACTGCGGAAGGCTGATGTGTCCATCGCATCCCCGAGGTGCAGGATGCGGTCTGGCTTGAACTTGGCCTTGGCCTCCAGCACGGCGGCTTTGGCAGAGGGGCAGATGTGCTTTCCATGACTGCATCCAATGGCAAGCACCTTTGTCCAGCGCGAGGCGATGTTTGCCATACTCTCGGAGGCCGTGTCAAAGGTTCCTGAAAAAAAGATTCTTTTTTTGTGTTTACAAAAAAAGAAACGGGGTTATGGTGATTCCAGAAGGTGAAACCACCTACTGCCGCCGGGGGCCACCCGGAACAACGAAAAAAACGACAAAATGAAAACGACAGTCCTCCTCTACAAAAAAGATACTTCTCGCTCATTCATGGAGCTTCCTTGGTGGATCTCCACATACAAGGGAGACACAATACCAGTGAAGGGTTTTGAAACGGCAAAAGCTGCCAGAGCTTACGCAAAATCAAAAAAATGGTCGGTTCTCCGTTCCCCGGGTTGTGATGAACACGGGGCATAAAATGACTACCTCCGCAAAACGTGGACGGCCTCCTCTCCCTACCGGGGAGGGGGCGGCGTCACACCTCCACCTGAGAGTGAGCCGCGATCAGAAGGCCGCCTATGTCAGAGCCGCCGTGAAGCAGGAGAAGAAGCTCTCCGAATGGGTGACTAGTCAGCTTGACCGGGCCGCAGGACGCTAGGCCACCAACTCCCGCTTGATCGCCTCGAGGCGGTTCATCCAACCGTTCCTGAACTTCTCAAGCTTGGGATTCCCCGCCATGATTGCCTCATAGCGGCGGCGCGATTTTTGGAGGAAGGCCATTGCGAGGCCGTGGCTATCTGGCGATGCCATCGCGGATCTGCGGGTTTTTTCCCCGAGGATGCCGTCCACGATGATGTTTGCCCCGTAGTCGTTGATGGCGTTCTGTAGCATCCTGACCGCGGTGCGGGTGCCTTGGTTCACGCCCTGGACAAAGCAGACTTCCTGCACGGGTGAAGGAAGGCCCGCAAAGGGCATCCAGTCCGCCTCGTAGTAGTGCGCGGCGATGGCTCGGGCGGTCGGCTCGGCAGGAGGCGGGGCGATCCGGTCATGCTTGACTGTCAGCCCCGCGAAGGTGGCCCCTCCGGGGTCATCGTGATCGTTCTCCCAGCGGATCGTCTCGCCGTCTGGTTCATAGACGCATTCCCAGCGGAGGACCAGGCCGAGCGACTTCCGGAATCGGGAGGGGAGGCCAGCATCTTCTGCGGCGTTGAGGATGTAGGAGCGTTTCATGAGGAGAGGTGGAGAGAGTGACGATTTACCATGCAGATCATGGAGAACATAAAGATGGAGAAGGGGAAAAATATGGAACTCAGGAACTCAGGAAGGAAACGGAGAAGAGGCACTTGGAAGACAGCGACGTCACGGACCGTTCTGGCTTGCTGTCCTTTCCTGAGTTCATGAGTTCCATATTGATTCACTTTGTCTCGGCGAATTTCTGGACGACCTTGGCCCCGGCTGAGGTGGCGAGCGTGATTTCAAGCAGGCTGCCGACTCCGTGAGGCACGTCCTGTCCGGTGACGAGCCAGCGGCAGATGACCAGGACGACCAGCGAGAGGACGACGGCCAGCGAGAAACGGGTCATCGAGGGGCTACCCGGCTCATCGCTGATCAGGCCGCGAAGGAAGGTCATAGGAAGCGGGGGCGGTAGATGCGCCATGCCAGCCAGAGGCCCATGCAGGCGATCTCGATGATCACGACCATGCGCCAGAAGGCGACTTCCTTGAGAGCCTTCCTCTGTTTCGCTTTCCAGAGTTCGGCCTGCTCCTGAGACTGGACGAGCTTGACGCTCTGGTCATCAACCTTGGCCGCGTAGTCGGTCAGCGCGGTCGATGCCTGGTCAAGGTGGGCGTGGAGTTGGTCGAGCGTCCGCAGTCCGAGCGGGTTGACATTGGCCCGGAGGAGAGAGGCCGACTGCTTGGCCGCAGAGACGGAGGAGACGACCGCTGCGGGTGAGGGTGTCAGCACTTGCTTTGGTGCCGAGGCGCATCCGGTGACGCCGAACAGGGCAATCGTGGCGGCAAGCATGGCCGCGCAGAGCAGGAAGAGGAGCTGGATCGGGTCTTGGAATCGCCTCATGCAAGAGGCGCGGAGTCAAAGAGAGGAGAGATTCACCATGGAGAACATGGAGAACATGAAGGGGGAAAAATCAGGGCTTCATGAGCTTCATGAGCTTCATGGTGAGTTATTCCCCACTTACTGCTTCTCCAGCGTGCGTAGCCGTGACTCGTGGTCTGCGAGGAGGGCGTCGTGACGCTTGTCTGTCTCGGCATTGGCCTCCATGCGGATCAGGACCGCCTCGATCTTTTCAATCCGGGTATTGGCCGCCGTGAATTCGTCCTTGGTCACGAACTTGGTACCGAGCAGGGCCACGGCGAGGAGTGCCAGAGTCGTCGCGACTTTGAGGATCGTGTCGAAGTATTTGGCGAGATCGGTCATGACGATAGGATGCTCACGTCCTGAATGAGGGCGTAGCATAGCGAAGTTGAATTGGAGGTGGAATTATTGACGACCACGTGGTCGATGTAGTTGTTGGTAGCGGAGCCTGTGGTTGTCGGCCCTCCGGTTATCGTGGAAATGACACTTGGCCTTGCTCCCTGCGCCCCTTGCAAAAGCGAGATGTTCCCGAGGCCGTCCGAGATGATGCCATAATTCTGTATGGTAATAGAGGTTGCCGAGACCCATGCTCCAATCGTAAGGCTCGTCCCATCGTGCGCGAAAGCTCGGATTGATGCAGTCGTCCCGTTAGCTCCGAACTCAAATCCGAACCCCTGCGATGTCAGGGGCGGAGAATCAGAAGTCGCAGGCACTCCTCCATTCCCTCCGACAATGAGCCGTGAAACTGTTGTCGCATCTGTCGTCCCTGCGTAGACGTGCACCCCGCGCAGCATCACACCCAGCCTTCGGCCAAAGCGGATGCCTCCGCCTTGAATAAAGTGAATAGCATTGCAGCCGCGAGACAATGAGACTCTGCCATAGGAAGCAGCAACAGAGTTGCCGGGGTTGATATTGAGGTTGTAGAACAGCCCGTCACTATTGATTGAGGCGGTGGCTCGAAGTGATCCGGTTGCGGGGTTGGGAACGGGCCGAAAGACGTTCCAGATATTGAAAAACTGCTCATCGCCCACCAGTGAGCGCGTCATCAGTGAGGAGGCTGTTGCGGCGGTCTGGCTGGAAGATTCCAATGGGGAAGAGACCCAGCTTGTGCCGTTGAAATACCTGATGACCTCGATCCGTGATGGAGCAAATGCCACGCCCCCGATAGTGCAGGTGCCGCTTGCGACCATCACCTCGTAGTTGTCGCCCAGTGTCGCGGTGCCCGGATCGGTGATCGTCAGGGTCGCCGTCGTCATGTAGCGGACGCCTGTGGCTGCGGTGAAGTTGCTTGAGCGGATGACTGCTGTGGCCCCCGTGCCGGGATCGCCCTTCGTGAATGAGCCGCTGCCCCATGAGCCTGCGGTCTTCGGGCCATAGAGTCGGTTGCCGAGCGTGTCGATGTAGAGGTCGCCATCCGCTCCCAGTCCAGCGGAGGGCACCGTTGTGCCAGAGAGGATCGTCCTCTTGTTGGCGAGGTCTGAGACTAGTCCCGTGACATCGCTCTGAGCGTGGCCGTGGATGCTCGCGGCCTTGCCAGCGAGTGCCGAGGTCGTGGCTGCGGCGTCGGCCTTGGAGGCAAGATCGCTGACAAGGTTGGTGATTTCGCTCTGAGGATGTGTGTGGGCCGAGGGGGTGAAGGTGGTCGGCCTGTTGGCAATCGCCGTCCACTCGGGGGTGATGTCCCCCATCTCGATGTAGGAGGCCTCGAGGGTCTTGGAGCCTGTGCCCTTGTAGAGCCAGCGCCGTCCATCGGTCGTCGTGACAATGGCCCCCGTGATGATCTGGGCCTGCTGGGGAGCGGTCAGGTCGGCGATGGTTCCGGAGGAGACGACCTGCACTCCTGTGGAAAGTGAAGGAAGGCGATCCAGCGAGATCGTGCCGGAGGTGATCAGCGCCGCATCATGGGCCAGCGGTGGCCGCGCATCGGAGAGCCGGGCGTCGGTCGTGGAGACGGCACCGAGTTCGGCGAGTGTCGGGATGCGGTGAACGTGATCGGCACGGGCCGCTGTCGCTGAGGAGCCGACTGCGGAGGTCGAGCCGAGATCGGCAGGGGCTGTTGTGGCAATGTTCGGCTTTCCAGCCAGCAGGCCATCAGTCTCGGCTTGCGAGTAAACGGAGAGATTCCCACGGGCCGAGGGCACCGATCCCAGCCCGGCGAGGTTGCCCGATTTGGTCAGGACATCGGCGGCGGCGGGATAGTCAGGATTGGCCTGAGCCAAGGCCCCCTCGTCGCCCCGGATGACATCGTTTGCGATGACCGCAGGCAGGGTCACCGAGGAGGTGACCACGCTCCCGACTGTCCACTGCACCTCGAGCATGGCGCGGAGGCTGGACCCCTCGGAGGCCGAGGTGAAGAGAGCGTCGATCTCGGCGGTGTTGAGCGTGAGGGAGAACGTGTATTTTGCAGAAGTGCCGCTTCCGGTCTTCACCCATGACAAGGCACTGGCGATGTAGCCGCTCGCATAGGCCCCGCTCCGCTTCAGCCCAAGGATGCCCGTGGCCCCCGTGCCGAGATCGGTGACGACGCCATTGGTCAAAAACTGCACCTCAACGGGCTCCGCATCACGACGCTTGAGATCCAGCGACTCGATCAGCATCCCCCCGGCAGAAGGGAGATCGTCCAAGAACGTGCGGTCGGTCAGGTCGATGAAGAGCTTCACGAACTCAAGGGGATGTCAAAACACTGAGACTCACCATGAAGAGCATGGAGAACATGAAGAGAGGAAATTCACCATGAAGAGCATGAAGAACATGAAGGTGGAGACTTAGGCCGGGACAAAGGGCTGAGTCCTGACCCGGAGGTGGCCACGGCATTCCCCTTCCTGCTCGTGATAGGCCCGATGGTGGAGGATCTCCTGTTTGCCGGGTTGCCGCTTGATGTGATCGCAGGCGACATGGGGGACGCAGGCGATCCTGAGTCCCGCCGGGTGCCATCGTGACCAGCAGAGAAAGAGATCCTGAGTGCCCCTGCCGTCATAGCCGCAGAAGTCGGCATGGGCCAAGGCCGCCTTGGAAAGCAGGGTGCAGCCGAGTCCGCACCAGTCTGAGGGGACGACTGCCCCGTGACCGATCCCGGGATAGGCAAAGTCCATCCAGCCGCGACGCCTCCATCCATGCTTTGCGGTGACCGACCAGATGTTCCCATCCGGAGGAGAGGATTTCACCCGTTCCATGAGCCGACCCATCCGCTTCTGTTCCTTCTCGGAAGTGGCAGAGCGCAGCCGTTCTTCGCATTTCTCAAGCAGGAGTTTTAGCCGGGGCTTCAGCTTGCGCTCTTTCGGCAGGAAGTCCTCAGCGATCTGGTGACGATGATCACCGAATCCTCCCAAGAAGAGTCCGTTCGGGTAGGTGGCGGCGGCGATGTCATAGTGAGGCGAGCCGTCGGCCTGTGGCATGGCAAGCGTCCACTCCAACACACGGAGGGAATTGGCGGTCGGGATCGTGTCACTCTCTACCGACCAGCAGATCGAGGCGCGGATCTTGCGGGCAAAGGCGAAGGCCGATCCCTGAAGCTGGGCGATCCTCAGCTGGGCCTCCTCCTTGTAGTTCGTCGAGGTGTCGTCCGGGATGTGGTGCTTCAGCACGGAGACCTTCCACCCTTCAGGCAGTTCAGACTTGGCAAGCTCTGCGGCGGCTGTCGCCTCCTTGCTCTCGTCCGTGGCGAAGATGAAGTGGGCATCCTCGTGGTGAGCGGCTGCGGCGGCAATGGCCCGAATGCACTGGGGCCAAGCGTGGAGGTAGGTGCGGGTGGCCGAGACGGCGATGGCGATCATTTCGGAATGTGGGTTGGTCTCAGTAGCCGGGGGTGACCGACCAAGTGAAGACTGCGGGGGATAGAGGTGGCTGGATCGGCATGGGGGTGAGTTCCTGCAAAGGGTTCGCTCCGATGATGGGAGAGGGCAACGCCTGCGGGGCTGTTCTGAACTGGGTGGCCGATACCGAGGGGCCGGTCGAGGAGAGGATCTGGCCCGGGTAGAGCGAGGTTCCGGTGGAGGAGCCGACCGCTGTCCGGTAAATCCCGGCAGGGAGACCGGCCTGCCACGACTGCCCGGCGGCAAGCTGGCTGGAACTGAAGGTGCTGCTCGGTCCAAAGGCTGGCACTTTCCAGAGTGTCGTGGTGGCACCTCCCGTGGCAAAGGTGACAGGCGTCCCGGTGCCCGTGGTCAATCCGGTCGCAGGAGGCTCGATCACCGGGGCGTATCGGCCAGACTGACCGAACTGGGCGATGGAGATCCCGCTGACCGATGGGTTTGCGGAAAGTGTCGCGCCTGCCGAGGTGCCGCTGTCGGTGAAGAGGGCCATCCGCTCCTGTGGGTAGCTGAAGCCTGCACTCGGCACAGGGCCAGAGCCGATGGCATAGAAGCTGGAAGGCGGCGCGGCTGTTGTCAGAAGCCGGGTCTCGACCACCGTTCCATTCGTGTCGCCCGTGTTCACCGGGGCCGCTGCGATCACGCTCCGGGTTGAGGAGGTCAGCACATAGGGCTGGGCAAAGGTCTGGAACCCTCCCCAGATTGGCAGGACGGCAGTCGATAGGGAGGTCGTGACCACAGGCACCGAGGAGGTGGAGGAGACATGGTATCCCACCTCGCTGGTCTCGACCCAGCTTGAGATGGTCGAGCTGACAGACCACCCGGTCGTGATGTCCTCACCGGCACGGAGTCCGTCCATCGTGGAGTTCGGGAAGCTCGAAAGCTGATCCGGTTCGGTGTAGTAGAGGACATCCATCTGGGCCTCCTGATAGGTTGTCACCGCAAAGTAGGTGACCGAGATGGTGGCAGAATTGGCCGGGGACGTGACATACGGGACGGTGTAGCTGACCACATTCACCGATCCCGCCTGAGAGTAGCTGGAGGATGTCGTGCCTGCCGCAGTCGTGGCGACGGGCGCAGGCGATGAAGCCGTCGCCCCCACAAAGAAGGCCCCGGGGCCGTAAAATCCCGAGGCCGAGTTGATGAAGGTGTCATAGACCGTGGACTGGCCCCTTGACCATGTGAGGGCGGTCGTGCCGGGGCCTGCCACTGAGGTCGTGGCTGACGTTCCGGAGGTGGTGCTCGTCACCGAACTCGTTGTCGTGACCACGGTGGTCGTCGGGTAGGTGGAGGTGCCCGATGATCCAGCCGTTGTCGTGAGCACCCGGGGGGCCAAGGTCGTGCCGCCGAACATCCCTCCGAGAGCAGTCGATGAGGCCACGGTGGCCGTTGTCACCGTGATGGCCGCACTGGCTCCTGTCGTGACAAAACTGGAGGAGAGAGCCGCTGAGGCTGTGGCGGGTTCGTTGTAGCCCGAGGCGCTGGCGCTAGAGCTTGGAACATTCGCGATGCTTGTTCCATCGATGAATGAATAAGAGGGAGTCGTGACCGTCTGCCTCCACGATCCGACCGGCACCGTGACCGTGCGCGGGATCACCCAAGAGTTCATGAGAAGATCCAGTTCCAGTATGAGGTGTAGGGAAGCTCAAAGGGGCCTGCTCCCGTCCTGCTTGTCCGGTAGCTTTCAACCGGGACGGCAGAGATATTCTTCTTCAGGACATTGAAATAGGTGCCGTTCACGCTGACGCCGATCAACACCTTGAACGAGGTGGGTGGCGCATCTGCCGCTGCCGTTGCCATTGCTGGCTGGGTGGAGCCGCTTGAGATCGTGCAGGAGGAGACTGATCCCGCCGTCGTGGTGGCATCGACCCAGAACCATTTGGTGTCGGTCAAGGGAGCCGTGAAGTCGGTGAAGATATTGGATGGCATGACCCCGCCGACCGAGCCGGGCTGGAACTTGAAGGTGATCGTCCCTGATATCTGCGAGGTTACAATCTGATCCCACTGAGACTCAACCGGCGCGGTCGGACCACCGCCTCCATTGACCACCAGCGACGAGCCCCCCGGGCCGTTCTTCAACGTGTAGCCGACGCCAGGCTGGAGCGTGACCTCGCGGAAATTATCCTCGATCACACGCGCCACGGCCTCCCACTGAGGCGGGGTCAGGATTCCCGACTTGCTGAGTCTTGGTAGCCGCTTCATGGCGCTATCCGTAGAGGTCGTTGTCCCAACCGGCCTTTCCGCTGGCGCGGTATTCCCTGCTGATCCTCCATTTCCCATTGGCCAGCGCCGAGAAGTTACAACCTGAAAAAAGCCAGTTGCCTCCGGACGGGAGGGTCGGTGCGTTGCTCAGTCCGGTAGCCTTCTTTCCCAAGTTCGTCAGGTCAGGGACATTCGACTCGTCTGCCGTGATCGTCAGCGTGATGGTCGGAGCGAAGAAGGTTTCTATACCTTTTAAGATGAAGGAGGCATACTTCGCCAACCCATCCGTGCCGACTGCATAGGTCTTCCAGAGTGTCGGGTCGGTCTCGGCTTTCTTGATCTTGTCCTTGGCCGTGTCATCCAGAACCCATGCACCACCTGCCTGGAAGGAGCCGAAGGTGATCAGTGGCTCTGTGGAGACGGAGGTGTGGCACTCGTAGTTGTAGTTGCCCGTGCTGGTTGGCGGCGAGCCTCCTGTCCCCGTGGAGTCGCCGATGTCCTTGTAGGTGACCCGGAAGGTTCCGTTCTCCTGCGACTTAGTGGCATCGACCGCAGTGGCCGGGATTGTTGGGAATTGGGTCAGGTTCTCAAGCGTCGTCGTGGTGACGAAGTTTCCAATCTTGGAATCCCATGTGGCTGATTTGGATACAATCGTGTCGGGCATAAAAGGCTAGGCGGTAGAGGCTGAAAACGCGGCACCACCGAATGAGTTGGCGATGCCTTGGTTTATCTGCTGAAGCAGTGCTGTCTGCCTCTTGTTCTCCTCAAGGATGGGATTGCTCGATGGACCGACGGCGAACCCGCCGCCGCCGACCTTAGCAAGGCTGTCGGCGATGATGGACTGCTTGGCACCCATGCCGATGTCCGAGGCGTTGAAGAGGCCGGTCTTCTTCTGGAGCGATGCCTTGTCACGGGCGTCCTGGTTGCTCTTCTCCAGGGACTGGTAGATCGAGTCGGTCAGGCTCTGAAGCTCTTGTTCACTACCGGAACCGAAGAGATCGAAGTTTTTGAACTTCCTTGCAAAGTCGGAAGTGGCAAAGCCAACTGCCTCGGCCACTTGGTCCCTGAAGTTGTCGTTGACCCTCTTGATCTTGTCGAAGCCGCTCGACCCCTGCTGCATGGCGAGGTTGCGAAACTCGGAAGCCTTCTGGTCAATCGCGTCTGCCCCCCTGCCGATAGAACCACCGATGAGAGGGATATTCCTCATCTCATTGACCAGTGAGGCGATCCCCCCCAGCAGTCCCGCATTGAAGGAGTTCACAAACGACATGAGCGTGTCGTAAAGCCCTGTCCAGAAACTGGTCTCGTTGATTGCAGCAAGGCCCGATGTGAAGACGGTGGTGGCAATCGCCATCTGCGCTGGGATCGATCCGAACAGGGCGTAGAGAGACCCGCCAAGAAAATTGATAATGCGCTCAAAGGCCA